CCTCGATCGAACCCACTGAGAAGTGCGTGGGAGGGTGTGGTATTTTCTGACAAAGGAAAACAAAAATATGAATCGTCTGAAATTTTCTGCAAAAAAAGAACTAAAAAAATTAAAATCGATCACGGCAGCGCTGCCGGAGGACCTTCAGAAAATCACCGAGGGTCTGGTGGCGGATGCGTGTTTCATGGCAGAGCAGCTTGAGACTCTGCGTGCTCACCTGGAAGAAAACGGCTGGTCCGAGGAGTACAAGAACGGCGCCAACCAGTTCGGAAAGAAACAATCCGTCGAAGCGCAGGCTTACCTGCAGATGCAGAAGAGCTACGCGGCGGTGATCAAGCAGCTGACGGATCTGATCCCTAAGCAGGAGACCTCCAAGGCGGGCGAGGAGATCCTGAACTTCATCGGGACTTCCCGGTCTCCGAGAAAATGAATTATCCCAAGCAATACCTGGCCGCGATCCAGAGCGGCGCGGAAGTCGTTTCGACAAAGGTCCGCGTCGTCTATGAGCGAGAGTGCGGATGGATGGACAACCCGCCGGAAGACTTCCCGTACTACTTCAGCGAAGAGGAAGGACTGCGGCACATCGAGTTCATCGAGCGGTTTTGCAAACATTCAAAGGGCAAGTTCGCAGGGCACAACATAGAACTGGAACTTTTCCAGAAGGCAAAGATCCAGCTCGCATTCGGCTGGCTGGAAAAGGGAACGGACCTCCGGAGATTCCGAGAGGTGTTTGACGTGCGCGGCCGTAAATGCGGCAAAAGTACGGAGACGGCAGCAGTCGAATGGGACATGCTGCTGAATGATTTTGAGAACGGCCCTGAGATTTACTGCACGGCCAACAAAAAAGACCAGGCAAATTTGATTTACACGGAGTGCGTCAACATGAGAACGCAGTCTCCGGAGTTGAAGGCCATCACCAAGAAGAGACAGTCGGACATTTACTGCTCGAGGAACATGGGGATGATCAAATGCCTGGCTTCAGATACCAGCACCATGGACGGATTGAACCCGTCCTTTTTTAGTCTCGACGAGTTGCACGCAATGAAGAACTCGGGCCTTTATGACGTCATGGTCCAGGGACAATCCATGAGAGACCAGCCGCTTGCCTGGCTGATTACGACGAACGGATTCGTCCGGGAGGGATTCTATGATTCGCATTACGCCTACGCTTCTCAGGTGGCGCTCTGGACGATCATGGATTATACCATCCTGCCGCTGATCTATGAGCTGAACGACAGGAACACGTGGACAGATCCTGCACACTGGCCGGAAGCAAATCCGGGCCTCGGCAAGATCAAGAAGATCGAGACGCTTCGAAACAACGTGGAAAAGGCAAAGCATGACCCGAGCTTCAAGCCCACGGTCATGACAAAGGATTTCAACCTTTCAGAGACGGAGTTCAAGGCGTGGCTGAGCTTTGAGGAACTGGTCAACGAGGAGACCTACTCCATGGAAGAGATCAGCGGATCGTACGCAATCGGAGGATGCGACCTCTCGGCAGTCAGCGACCTGACATGCGCGACGCTCCTGATCAGGAAGCCGAACAATCCGAAAATCTACGTCCTGCAGCACTATTTCATTCCGCGAGTGAAAGTGGACGAACTCGAGAAAACAAATTCGAAGGAAGCTCCATATAAGCTCTGGGAGGAGCAAGGATGGCTGACGATCAATGAAGGCGCCGCAGTGGAATACTCGCTAGTGACGAAGTGGTTCACGGACATGGTGAACGAGTACGACATCCGGCCTCTCTGGGTATGTTATGACCGAGCCCTTTCCGGTTACTGGGTACCGGAGATGGAGGGAACAGGCTTCGACATGGAAAAAACGGCGCAGGGTCCATACACCTGGAACCAGCCAATGCGGGAGATGCAGGCCGCGTTTCATGACCATCAGGTCGTTTACAACAACAACCCGGTCCTTCGGTGGTGTCTGGCCAACACGGCGCAGAAATCAACGAAATCGGATTCCATAGAAATGATTCAACCAGTAAAAATCCAGGCAAATCGAAGAATTGACGGCATGGTTTCACTCCTCAATGCGTGGGTGGGATACGTGAAGCATCACGATGAATACATGCCGTATTTGAGGTGAAAAAATGGGCATTTTGGCAAGCATATTCAAGCCGATCAAGAAGGATCAAACAAAAACATACACGGAGTTTCAAGAACTCGGCACATTCAAATCCATGTTTGGATTTTTTGGAAACGACATTTACGCCAGTAGAACAGTAAGAAGCTGCGTGCGTGCCCTGGCGGAACACACGTCAAAGGCGAATCCGGTATGTACTGACAAGAACCTTGAGAGGCTTATGTCGATCAGGCCGAACAAATTCATGAACGGAAAGGCCATGCTCTACAAGCTTAGGACGATTCTGGAAGTCAAGAACACGGCGTTCCTGTTTATTGATCGAGATACGACAGGAAAAGTCATATCATTATACCCGGTGCCATACAGGGAATTCACGCCTGTCGAATATGCCGGGAATTTGTTTATACAGTTTTACTTTTCAGGCATGGCGACAAACATGCTGGTCATGCCGTGGGAAGATCTCGCAGTGCTTAGAAAAGACTTTATGAGCTCCGACATCAGCGGAGAGGGAAACGGCCCGATTTTGGAACCTTTGGACGTAATCAAGACGATGGACGAAGGCCTAAAAAACGCGGTGAAATCCACGGCAAACCTTCGAGGCATCCTGAAGAGCACGAAGGCCATGCTGGCACCGGAAGCACTCAAAGCCGCAAAGGAAGCGTTCGTCAAGGATTACCTAAATCTCGAGAATGAGGGCGGAATCGCGTCCCTGGATGCAACGCAGGAGTTTACACCGATCAAAATGGAGCCAAAGACAGGAACCGCAGACGAGGCAAAGGCCTACAAGGATGAGGTCCTGGAATACTTCGGCGTATCTGAAGAGATCCTCACGTCGAAGTTTACGGAAGATCAGTATGACGCATTTTATGAATCCAGGATCGAGCCATTCCTGATTGACCTGTCGCTCGAGCTGACGGGAAAGATCTTCACACCGAGGGAGATTTCATTTGGTAATCAGGTGACTTTTGAGTCCAACAGGCTGCAATATGCTTCAGCAAAAACCAAAATATCAATGGTTCAGCTGGTAGATCGGGGACTCATGACGCCAAACGAATACAGGCAGCTTTTCAACATGGCGCCTTATGAGGGTGGAGATGATTTTGTATTAAGACTGGACACGGCAAAGACCGGAGACAGCGCAGGAGGAGAGAACGATGGCAATTAGGGAAAACAGGGAATACAGACAGGCACCAATGTTTGAGATCCGCAAGGCAGGCGAAGGCGAGGAACAAAATTATAAGGTGGAAGGATACGCGACCACATTCGATGAGGAATATGTCTTGCTTGAAGTGAACGGCATTCAGTACAAAGAAAAGATTCTCGCTGAGGCCGTTGATGAGAAAACGGATTTGTCGGATGTGATTTTCGTCAAAGATCACGAGGGAACCGTCTATGCAAGGACCAAGAACAACACGCTCATTCTTGAGAAGGACGAGCACGGTCTCAAGTCTCTGGCGGATATGAGCAAGACTCCAACAGCCCGCGAAGCATTCGAAGAGATTGCAGCAGGCATGTATGACCAGATGAGTTTTGCCTTCACTGTGGACGATGACGAATATAATTCAACGGAGCACATGAGGACGATCCGTCACATCAAAAAAATTTATGATGTTTCTTTCGTATCTTTCCCGGCAAATCCGGGTACAGATATAAGCGTAGCTACACGGTCCCGGTTCGATGGATTTATCGAAACCGAGCAAGCGGAGAGACTTGAGCGTGAAAAGCAGCTGGAACTCGCAAAGGCTAAAGCCCTTGCATTATTCTACTAAACCAAACAGGAGGAAAAAAGAATGAACTTACAGGAAATTTTGAAGAGAATTGCTGAAATCAACGAAAAAGAGATCCCTGGCGCGGCTGATCAGGAGACCATCGACAAGCTTGTCGAGGAGAGAAAGGAACTGCTTGAGAAGAAGGAACAGCTGGAGACCCTTGAGACCAGAAAGCAGCAGGCCTTGGCAATCCAGAACGGTCAGGTGGCCGCTCGCGCACTCGCACCTGCAACGCAGGAAGTAGAGATCCGCAACAGCAAGGCGTATATCGACGCTTATGCTGAGTACATCAAAACTGGCGATGACAAGGAGTGCCGCGCACTGCTGTCCACAAACGTGACTGACGGTACGGTGGCAGTGCCTCAGATCGTTACGGACGAGATCAAGACCGCATGGGAGAGCAACTCCATCCTGCGCCTGATCACCAACAAATTCGAAGCTGCTGGCAATATTGCACAGCAGTTTGAAATCTCCGGAGACGATGCACAGATTCACACCGAGGGATCTGGTGCAGTTTCTGAGGAAAACCTGTCCCTTGGCATTGCAACGCTCGTTCCCGATGAGATCATCAAGTGGATCAGCTTTTCCAAGACCGTCATGGCAATGAGAGGCGAGGCGTTTATTCGCTATATCTACAGAGAGCTGTCTCACAAGATCATGCGTGCTCTGCTGAAAAAGCTCATCCAGCAGATCGTTGCACTGCCTGAAACCGCAAATTCCACCACTCCTTCCGCTGCAAAGGTAAAGCTGGCCGCAACGGTTGGAACCGTGGCAACTGCATTCGCAAATCTTTGCGACGAGGCAGAGAATCCGGTTGTAGTCATTAACAAGCTGACGCATGCAACCATGAAGGCAGCGGCATACGCAAACGGATACTACGTGGATCCTTTTGAGGGTCTTGACGTTCACTACAACGACACGCTTCCTGCGTACACCGCAGCATCCGAAAATGACACCTGGATGATCGTGGGTGACTTCGGATACGGCGTCATTGCAAACTTCCCGAACGGTGACACTGCCGACGTAACTCTTGACACGCTGACCAAGAAGAAGGCCGGCATGGTTGAGGCCTGTGGTGACGTTCTTGCAGGAGCAATCCCTTGCGCATGTAAGGCGTTCACCAGAGTTACCAAGCCTGCGGTGATCTAATGATCAAAGCAACGGTGCGGTTCACTTACGTGGACAAATACACCGGAGAGCAGCATCTGGAAGGCTCTGCCGTTGAACTGGAGGAATCCAGGGCGGCAGAGCTGAAGGAGCTCGGCGCGGTGAGCTTCGCGGAAGGGCCGAAGACCGAAGCGAAGAAAGACACAAAAGCAGAAACTAAGAAAGAAACAAAGAAAACGGCATCCAAGAGGGCAACAAAATGACGATTCAAGACAAGGTAAAGCTGGCGCTCAGAATTTCACATGATTTGCTTGACGGAGAAATTGCAGACACGATCTACGCCGCAAGGCAGGAAATGATCAGGTCAGGAGTTTCTCCTAAGATGGCGAACGGTTCTGCAGATTTGGTTGAAATGGCGATCAAAACCTATGCGCTCGCGAACCTGCTTGCAACGCCGTCAGACGCTGAAAAATACATGGACTCGTTTAGATACCAGGTTGACTGCATTCGAAAATCGGAGGTGGTTGATTTTGTATAACGAGGTCATTTATCTGCTGCACAGGATCCTGCAGACAACAAACAAATACGGGGACAATCTAGTGGGATTGGTTGAACGCCAGGTATTTGCGGAAGTCAAAAGCATAGGCCAGAAAGAGTTTTATGAGGCCCAGGCGTTGGGGCTAAAGCCGGAAATCAAGTTTGTGATTCCTGACTTTTATGATTACCAGGGCGAGGAAAAGCTAAAATACACGCCGTTCCAGGCTAACGCGACGGCTCAGTATTACGACATCATCCGCACGTACAGGGCAGGAAACACACTCGAGATCATCTGCACGAGGAGCATCGAAAAATAATGGGACTGCCGAAGAGCGTTGTCAGGTTCAAAAAGGGAAAAGTGGAATACGTTTCAAACGTGGATGCGTGCAACTACACAATCCGGGAGCTGACAAGAGCAGCACTCCGGGACGTGGGAAAGTTTGTGACTCGGCTAGTAAATGACAAGGCGCTGAAGCTTTACGGCGGCGGCCTTGGCAAAACAAACCGCATCATTCCGCACAAGGGCTCCGACAGAAAGAATCTGGCGTTCGGATACTGGGCAAGAAAGAAAGAATGCGACCTGCAGGTAGGCGTAAAGCATGATTCCTGGTACGGGGTAGACCAGGAAATGGGATCCGACAGGATGCCCAAGAAGGCATTTATTAGAAACACGGTCTACGACAACATCCCAAAGATTGTCGAGATCGAGAGCAAGTATTTATCAGGCTTGGAGGATGAGGCAGCGGCCTTGGCAATGATCGAATCCGAGGACGACTACGAAGGGAGCGGCGAACAATGACGGGAAACAAGCTGCGCGAGCTGATCAACACAAAATTGAAGACACTGAGCACTCAGCAGAGTCCGGTCGCGGTTTTTTATTTGCTGGCTGACGAGAATGCGATGTATCCGCACATTGTGTTCAATCTTTCAAGGTCGGCAAGTTACGACCTGGCAAGAGATGACGTCACTTTAGACGTGGACGTATACACGAAGGACGATGAGGTCAAGGCACAGGATCTGGCAGACGCAGTTGAGACAATGTTCAGAGATTTAAACGATCCGCAGCAGACTTACCTGCCGACGTTTTACACGGAACGCATCACAAGCGTTTCGGAGGCCGACAAAACCATCCGTCACAAGTCAATCGAAATCACCATTCAGAACTACGAAAGGAGCTAGGAAAAATGGCTATCAAATATCAGGGATCTGGTGCCGTATCCGCGAGCGATTTCAAGAGCGTGAAGTGGATCGGCAAGACCAAGGGCGGCAAATCGATCACGATCACGATGCCAAAAGCCATCAACAAGGGCGACATCGACTGGACGTTTGCAGACAAGGGCGAGACGGTGCCTCAGCTGACCTTCGAAGGCGTGTATTCCAACACCGACGAAGCGGCAACAA